GCAAGCCCCGCCCAGGTGTATCCATTCTTAATCTTCCATTGCAGCAAAGTCATGTATCTCATTGAATCCTATGGTGAAACATCTTGCAACATCTGCATTGACACTACTGGTCTACATCCATAGTATCGAAAAGGTCTAACGGAGGAAATAAATATGCATGAAAAAAGCGAAGTAACTGGTGAAAAGGTCGATGCGCTGCTCGATCAAATCAAAAAAACAATAGAGCAAGTGGGTGCTGACAAAGCTTTCGATCTATGGCTTGGGTTCTGTGAAGGCGAGATCGGAGGAGATCACAGAGAGGCTTGTGATGATAATTACAAACCACTGCCACCTTCAGACTCAGACAAGATATTAGCTCAAATTAGCGCATGCCACGATGAAATGTTTGAGTTGCAATCTAGGATGAATAATTTGTGGCAACGGCTGTGGGCTCACCTGGATGATACCCATAGGTATAGTCAAATAGAGGAGTGGGCGTACAGAACGAAGCTATGGAAACCAGGTAGTTAACATGGGTGAACAGACACAAAAAGTATTGAAGCAAGAGGATCAGACGATAGCTGATTTACTCAAAGAGTTGTTTGAGGAAATAGAAGAGTATGAGCGACTGGAGAGAGATGGCCTTGCAGGTAAGACAGAGCGAGGTGAACAAAGTGAAGACTCCTGAGTTTGCCACAAGGCACAGTTACTACAATCACAAGAACTCCAGGTCACAAGACCGAGCCAAAGAGTTGTTTGACAAGGTGCATGTGCGTCCACTGGTTCGCGCTGCATGGGACACAATTCATACATCAATGGATGATGCAGAGGTAGAGGATGCAAAGGCATTGGTGATGCGTCTCGACTCCAAGTACAACGGATCGAACAGCGCCAAGATGCAAGCAGGTACATTGGTGCAGAAGGCGTGCGATGATATTCTCATCTACCGCAAAGACCCTATCGAAGTGTATGACGTTTATTTTGGGCAGTACCGAGAGTACACCCCGCGCCAGTGGGATGAAGGAAAGGATGCAAGAGATTGGGAAATCTGCTGTGAGGTGTTCGTTGACACAATCAAGACAGCAGTTGAAGCAATCAAAGAAGCTTGTCACCAAGAGGAGGTCATCCGAGGAGAGGTTGAACTGAAAGGCTGTCTGCCTAGCAACCAGGTTCCACACATCAACCGCCCTGATTATGTTGGTGTTGGCGATCTCAAGACCAAGTGGCCGAGACGTAACGATAGATCAAAGACGGGTAAGACCAAGGCATCTGTACCGAAGTCTCTGTCTGGTCAGTTTGAGATGAACAACGTCTATCAGGTTGCAGGTGGTTGGCACATCAATAATCGCAAACCAGTGTGGCTACTATACGTCACCGACTCAGACTATCAGTTATTCCATGAAGGTAACTGCGACGAGCTGAAGCCAGAGTTCTTAGAGCAGGTCGTCCATGACCAAGCGATCCATCACAAGGTGACCGAGAAGATGCTGATACTGGCAGACAGCAAGCATGACTTGTTTGAACTGGTCAGCCCCGACTGGTCACACATCTCATGGAGTGATCCACCTGGAGTCATCGAAGAAGCAAAGAGGATATTCAAGCTATGAGGCCGTATGAGTTAGCGGGCAAGATTGGAGATTTCCTATCGAAATATTATCGAAATACCAGGAACAGAGACATCGTAGCCAGAAAGGAGAGAGGTGAGCCGAATGCAGACATTGCTGCTCGACACAACATCTCCACAGAAACAGTGACAAAAATCATTAGAAAGGAGGTGGCGAGCAAGCCAAAGACTGCGGAGCAAATAGAGGAAAGGATGCATCGTGAGATGTGTAGAGACCGCAGGAGCGGAATGAGTGAGGCAAAAATCTCAGAGAAACACGGCATTTCTCGACATCACGTTTCTAAAATCCTTTGGCGAGAGATGGGTTTCGAGTGTCTTGAATACAGAAACGGGATGACTCCGCTGAAGAGGCATAAGCAGTGGGAGCTTGGCTTCAAACGACAATTGAAGCGGAAGAAGCGTATGGAGAGAAACAACGCAATCGTTCAGCTTATCAATAAAGGGATGAGTGTCAAAGAAGTAGCGGAGCATGTAGGTATGTCAACTTGTGGAGTCAGAGATGCTTACAAGAAATACAAAGACTTTGATTTCGAATTACACCTTACCAACAGGACATGGGAGCAGAGTTAGCTATGAACATTTTTACTAACCTTAAAAACCTTATATGGAACGGGCGGGATAGAACCGCTGAGAAGTGTGTCATCTTGAGACGCAAGGGATGGACATACAAAGCCATCGGTGAAGAGTTAGGCATCCGAAAGGATCGCGCAATGGAGATTTGTTTCCGAGAGATGGGATCGTTGGAAACTAAGAAGTACAACTACAAGCGAGGAGAAAGATCGTGAGCTTTAAAGAATGTATGCAGCGCGTATCAGAACTGCACGATACGCATGGCATACCGCAACGGGGAGGCAAGGTTTACACCCAGGTTGTACATCGTATGCAAGCCCTCAGAGAACATTATGGGCTAGAGGTTGGCGTTGATACCAATCTGGTTCTGGATGATGGACAGCGTGTCGTGATGAAAGCAGTCATCACAGACAACGAAGGCAACATCTTGGGCAGCGGATTCGCTGAAGAGATACGAGGTCAGGGCAACGTCAACAAGACAAGCGCAATTGAGAACTGCGAGACCTCAGCAGTGGGCAGAGCGCTCGCATCTATCGGCTTATCAGGTGGCGAGTATGCCAGTATGAATGAGATGGATGGGGTGAGCAGGAAGACAGAAGCGAAAGCCTCTACACCTACCCCTCCGCCCGTGGATTCACCAACGGAAAAGCCACAGATAAACTGGGAGTCATGGGCGCAACAGGCATGTAAAGATATCCATGATATCAAAGACTTGCATTCACTTTCTCAGTGGCGCATGAGCATGGATAGCGCACTGAAAGATATGAAGGCTCAGGGTAGTCCATTCCTTGAGATAGTCCAGAATGCAATGAAAACTAAATACGCAGAGCTTGAGAATCATCCTCAACCTGCAACTACCACAGGCAAGGAGCCAGACCCGACTCCACCTGTACCACCAGTAAACGACAATGACGAAATACCGTTCTAAGGAGAACAACTATGGCAATGCCACAATTTGGAAACTCAACGATGCGTCTCAAGCCAGGACAGCAGTTGAATGAACACAGCGAGTACCAAGTGTCAGGATGGGTAGATGTAAAGACACCTTGGAATGATGCGCTTAACAAGCCAGAGCCAGCTCCTCCGCATCTGCAAGAGAAGTTAGACCAGGCGCTTCAGTTGCTTCAGGAGTGTAACGCACAGCTATCGTTCACGATCAAGCAGAAGACTGGTGGCGATCCACAGGGATGGCCGATTGCAGCGAAGATGAATGTGTACACCAACACGCCACAAGAGAAGCGTCTGCCGAAAGGATTGAAGCCTTCTCATATTGCACCCCCTGCTACACAGCCTTGGGAGGTGTGAGATGCTTTGCGAACTATCGCAGTTGCAGTTGAAGCGCGTTGCTGTTGGCAAAGAGCGCCTAGCTAGGATGAATGCGTTTGAATTGAAGGAGCACGATGAGCGACTGAATAGCGTCATCGAGCAATGCAAAGCCAGAGAGCCGCATAAGTTTTGGGATACCCATGAGGTTGCATCCAGGGCTGTTGACTGGAAGGGAAGTCAATTTGAAAGGCGTATCAAATCAGAGTTGCGATCCTTTGATTCTGGGGATAGATTAACAAGAGGTTACTGAGTATGACTCTAGAATACTTACAGCGGATTGTGCGAGCAAACAAAGATGAGCTTGACCGCAGTGAGACAAATATAAGAAGAAGGCGTTACGCCAAAAGACGGGCCGAAGAAGCCCGTCCATTTAAGGCTAGGAAATAATTTAACCCCTAGTTATTTCTTAGTCTTATCTTTGGGCTGATTACTGGACGCCCTCTTCCGGTTCTCAGCCCTTGCTTTTTCTGCAGCCCTTTTCATTGTTGAGCTGCCCTTCATTGCCTTGCCATACTTCATGCTTTATTCCTCGCGCTGATTGCTTTCGCTTTCTTCTTTGCATCTGCCTTGCTCGATGCACCCCATGCCCTGAGTGACAAGAGAAGCCTTGTTGGTTCTCCTTTGCTGTCACGTTCTGGCCCAGGCATGTTACCCATACGCGCCAAGAAACTAGCGCGTCTTGGATTGTCACCAGACTTGACTGGCGCTTTCAGCGTACCGCCTTTGTATGACGCACGCCCCTTTGCATTCAATCCGCCCTTAGGGTTCTTGCCTTCTTTGCGTTGCCATGCAGGTGACTTAGCCATTACGACCTCTTCTTGAGCTTCTTAAAGTCAGCACCAGTGATTTTATCCCTGGGTTCAGCGACTTGAGCAATCTTCTGTTGACCAGGAGACAGCTTTTTCTTTGGGTTATTTCTGCTCATAATGCTTTTCTTGCCGTACATCTAAACCTCCAATTCATCTTCAATCATAGCTTTAGCGAGACGATGCGCTCGCTGTCCCACTTGATCTGCCCATCTGCTATCTAGCATCTGAGCAGCAGCCTCTTCCCAATCTTCTTCCTGCATCGCATTGATGGCGTTTTTAAAGTTGAGGAAACGACTGAGACCGAGGTTGAACACCATGTCTACTACGACTCTCTGGCGCACCTCGCTCATGTCTCTCCACCACGGCATCGCGTTGTCCAATTCCTTGGTCACCCGCAGGATGTCGTTGTCTAAAAGGTATCTGGCTTCGTCTTCTGTAATGCCTAACTCTTCGACGTTGCGCCCTACTCCTAGCGTTATGAATCCTGCGCTGCATTGATAGGTCTTCAACTCCAATCCTTCGTGTAGTATCAGTTGATCTTTCAGCTTCTCTACGTTCATATCCTCATACCTCAAGTCCGGTACTTCCTTGTCTT